CCGCAAACTTTGGCGACACCGCAAACTTCGGCGTCACCGCAAACTTTGGCGACACCGCAAACTTCGGCGTTGCCCCAAACTTTGGCGTCACCGCAAACTTCGGCGTCACCGCAAACTTTGGCGACACCGCAAACTTCGGCGTTACCCCAAACTTTGGCGTTGCCCGAAATCCACGCCTTTTCTTCGTGGGACAGGTTTTTTTCACTTTCAACGAACCCACCTAAATCACCGACATTGACTATTTCGCCGCTTGCAGTTTCAAATGAAATCAAAGCGCGAATTCGGTATAACTCACGACCGAACCAGTTAATTTTCTTTTCTGCCGTCAATTCAAATTTTTTCATGATTAAATTACCCCCGCGTATTCATAAAATTTCTTTGGGGAAATATGATAGGAATACTTATCGCCCGACATTTTGACCGCGAACCCGAACGGGGCAACCCCTCTTTGAAGTGACACACGGACAAATTGTTTTGATTTCCCAAGCAGTTTTGCGGCATGTTCAACAGTCACATTTTTCAAAGTACAACCATCAGGCGCGGGGTCAAGATGAACCGTTTCCTCGTTGAAGTAATCAACCGAAACATCAAGCGCGTCAGCCAACTTCTTTTTCGCTTTATCAGTGGGAACATTCTTCCCGGAAAGATACTGACTGATTGAAGATTTTCCAATTCCTGATAATGCTGATAATTGCGTTTGGGTCATGTTGCTTTCAATCATTGCCTTTTTCAATAATTCACTGAACATTTTTATTCGCTCCTTTCGTAATTTGTAGATTCTCCGTCTACATATTGGCTAAAAAAAATTGCGTTCCGGGCTTCATCATCAATTTTCAGTAGTTCACATAGAATGGCGATTTCGTTCGCCCTGAACTTTGAAATATCGTTGATTTTGTTGACAAACCCTTGATAAGTCAGCCCGATTTGTTTAGCTATAAAACGAATTTTATAACCTGAACTGTCAACTTTGGCTTTTAGCAATTCAGAACCATTCATTCTTACCCCCCCCCTTATTTCATAGCTTCATAGTCTTGAAGACTACTAATCAACCCGTCAAAGTCTTCGTCTTCACCCAAAATAAACGCCAATTCTTTGACTATTTCAATCGGGCAATCATATTCATCAGCCATTGCTTGTAAATAGTCTTCACGGCTTTCATAGCCGTTTTCCTGATAAACGTTCATCAATTACACCTTACCTTTCGACTTTGGTTCATATAGTTCATCAATTTTAAATTCCAATATAATACGTTCTTTGAATTGCTCAAACGTTGGCGTTTCACCGAACGGAAAGCCTTGAATTTCGCACCCATTTCGCCACATTTTAAATCCTGTTATCCCGTTCAATTCGTCAAATGAAAAGCTAATTGAAACATTCGTTTTGATATTTTCTTTTCGTTTGGCGTTATGTCTACACCAAATACCGCCACTGAATTGAACTACACCATCATTATTTCGGGGATGTAAAACATCAAGCCGCCAATCTAATTCATGGCTCATGTTATCACTATAAGCGGCATTTCTTAAAAATTCAGCTAATTCTTGCAATGTTGATTTCATTTTGTTCATCCATCCTTTCAAGATATTCGGTTAGATTCTTAATATAATAATCCTGATTTTCAACAGAATATCCAACGTCTTCCCCGCGTTTTTGCATATCAAGAAACGTATTTTTCAAGCTTATAATCAACGCCAATTCGCGTTCAACAATTTCCCGCGCTATTGTGCAAGGCTTGATTTTATCAGCGTCAAACCGTACCCGGTCAGCCATAATGAAACGTTTGCCGTTTTTCGTCTTTTGAATACTGACTTGTTTAAAGTTAGAATGGTAATCTCCCATAATTCCGAAAACATAACCGCTTACGCTGTATTTGCTCACCCAATTCATAATGAAAATCCTATTAGCGGATTCAACCATCATCGGGGCTTTACCTCTGAATTTTATATCGTTAAGAATTTGCTTCGTTATTGCGTTCATGGTTATCCGTCCTTTCAATCGGTAGATTTAACATCTACGCTAATTATAATATTGTGTAGATTATTTGTCAACAGGTTTTTTGATTTTTGCAAATATAATTTTTAAGTTATCAAAAAACCTGTTGATTATCTATGTTACATGGCTTCTTCAAATTCAACATCGCAATCGGAACAAGTAACCCGAACATCTTTTGTTGCTCTAATAATTGTTCCGCATACAGGACAAACATATTTTCTGGAACTGGATTTCTTCTTACCGCCTTTAACTTTTAACAGCTTTTCACGATAAAGATTGAATTTGCTTTCTTCTGCGAATTCAGCTTTCAACCATTCAGCGGTTTCTTCTGTCAATGCGGTTTTATTCCAGCCGCTTTTTGTCTTTTCGACAGTTAATCCGTGAGCTTCTGCTGCTGATTTAAATTCTTTATTGTGGTATGTCCCGCCCCGGCTTGTGTCCTTGACTTCTTTTTGAAGATTATAAAGGTGAACCATTTCATGAAGTAAGGTTTCGCATATATCAAGAAACGGACGGGAAAGATGTTCAGCACAAAGGTTAATTTCATAATAGCCGCCTTCATTTTCACTTTTCCATGCTTTCCACCCGGTACACCAACCGTAAGCCCCTTTAGTATGGTCAGGACTTGCCGTTATGACAGGGGATTGAAGTTCACCGTTATAGAAATGTTCGTTAAACTTTGAAAATAAATTTTCAAGTTTTCCGATAACCTGTTGTAAACTTACCTTGTTCATGGTGTTCGCTCCCTTCTACGATAAAAGTAATTTCAACTTCGTTTGATATTTGCATTTTCGCAACGTATTCAACCAACGAATGTGTAAAATCATATACAAGCCTTTGTCCTGCGGTGTCATTCACAATAAATACGGTCTTATCCCAAATGGGCGGTTTTTCGATTGATTGACCGGGCGCGAAATACTGAACATTGAAATATATCCGCTCGTCATCTATCCATGGGAAAGCTCTTACTTTGTATGAACCAATCCATTTATCTAATTCCAAGTTCAATCGCTCCTTTCAAAAGTGTCGGTTTCCCGCGACCCCGTTTCCGGGGTTTCGACTTGTAACCAACAAGTCATCATCAGGCGGGTTTATTTTGCACGACAGAATTCAATTGTAATTAACTTTTGGTCACCTATATCATAGCTTTTCAATGTAGAAATACTGTCCGAATAAACAAATTCAGTATAAGCATTCATCACTGGTGTAACATCTTCCATAGTTGCGTTAAATAATTTTTTCATTGTAGAAAGTGCAACTCCAATATCCCATGTCTGAAATCTAATCGGTGAACTTGAAACTCTTACTTCTATTGGCTTCATATTAATTTACCCCTTTCGTTATTGGCGTTCCCTTAACATCTACACATAGTATAGCATCGTGTAGATTTAATGTCAACAAGATTTTTGAAAAAACTAAAAAATTTTTTCTGTAATCATCAAAATATGTTGACATTCAATCTACCACTAACTATAATGATATACAGAAAGGAAGTGTCATTATGGGAAAAATTAATGAGAATATCAAAAGGCGGCGGGAAGAACTTGAAATGTCCCAAGAAGAATTAGCCGCTAAGTTAGGCTATAAGCACCGTTCAGCAATCAATAAAATTGAATTGGGAATAAACAACTTCCCGATGTACAAACTGAAAGATTTTGCCGCCGCCCTGCGAACCTCAACCGAAGCGTTATTGGGGTATGACGAAGCTGACTTAAAAACAAATGAAGCATATTTTATTGTCGAAACAATGTTGACTAAAAATCTACGGGGGGGGGCAGAACCCCGAATTTGTTCAATTTGCGGCTGAATACGTTGATAGACTTGTCAAATTGGTTTATGGAAAGTCTGCTGTCCAACTCTTGAATCTTTTTGAACAATTAAATGAAAAGGGTAAAGCAACCATTCTTGACCGAATGGATGAATTGACACGCCTTGACCAATACACGGTTCAAGATGGGGTTAGCAGTTCAACATCGGTTCAAGATAAAAATTAACATCTTGAACCGTTAAAAAGTCAGGGAATATAAGACTTTTAGGTTATCGGTTCAAGATGTTCAATATAGTTTTAATTTCTTTTATAAAATAGCTTATTTTATAAAAAATGATTTTAAAAATAAGTAAAAATATAAGAATATAAGAAAACACCTTGAACCTTGAACCGCTATGACGAAAAAAGCCCATGAATACAGGGTTTTCAGCGGTTCAAGGTTATTGGTTCAAGATTAGGAAGGGGGGCTTTCACTCATGTTTGGAAAGAAGCAAGACGGAAAAATTTGTTTAACGACGTTAGTTGACGGGTTACCGTTGAATCAGGACACGAATTTGATTATGAAGCTGACAGCCGACAAGCTGTTATTTATCGTGTCTACAACTAAACAAGAATTTGAAATTGATTTTTCAAAGCTGACAGCGGTTGAATATAAGACTGAAACGGAAATGAATAACATTATCAGCCAATCCGCGCCCGGAATGATAATAGGCGCGGCGGCTTTCGGTATTCTCGGCGCAATGATTGGGGGTCGGGTTAAAACAAAACAGGTCAAGACAGTCAGTCATTTTCTTATTATCAATTATCAATCCGGGGAAGAAAAACAAATTGTTTTACAAACGAATGACGGGAATAGCGCAAAGCAAATTTCAGAATACTTCCGACAACTTAAACCGCTACCCGATAAAATCAGCTTATGAGAAAAACCGCCCACAAGGGCGGTTTTTTAATACTCAAATTGAAGTTAAGAATTCAAAGTAGGTGATACCATGAAACACCCTAACGGCTATGGAACTGTTGCCAAACTGTCAGGCAATCGACGCAACCCTTACGTTGTGCGAAAAACTAAAGGATGGGATGATAGGGGTTACCCTATTTACGAAACAATAGGCTATTGCCCGACGCGTGAAGCGGGTTTGATTCTGCTTGCTCAATATAATAATGACCCGTGGGACGTGGACAAAGAAAAAACTACATTTGAGGAACTTTTCAAACTTTGGGAAGAAAAGAAAATGCCTAAATTGGGGAAATCCAATCAGTCATCTTTAAAATCGGCATACAAGCATTGTTCAAAGCTGTTCAAAATGAAATATAAAGCAATTCGCGCTTATAATATGCAAGAATGCGTTGATAACTGCGGGAAGGGGTATAGCACTCAAGCCGCGATTAAAAATTTATTTGGTCATCTTGACGATTTCGCGCTTGAACTTGATGTAATTAAGACGCGTTATTCTGAATTGGTAACTTCTGCGCCAATACCTGAAACAAGTAAAACTCCGTTCACTGATGAAGAAATAGCCGCACTTTGGAATATTAGCGGTGAACCGTGGGTAGATTCTGTATTGACGTTTCTTTATACAGGATTTAGAATTTCAGAACTGCTTGATATTCAAACCGCGAATGTCGATTTAGAAATTGGAACAATTAAAGGCGGGACGAAAACAAGGGCAGGGAAAGACAGAATTGTTCCAATTCATTCCTTGATTTTACCGTTCATTACTGAGCGGGTAAAACAAGGCGGGGAATATCTGTTCATGCACAACGGAAAGAAATTGTCTTCAAGCCAATATTACATATTTTGGAATGAAGTAATGAAGAAGATAAACGCTGACCATACCCCGCATGAATGCCGTCATACATTCAGGTCAAGACTTGATTCAGCCGGGGCAAATAAACGATGTATTGATTTAATTATGGGGCATAAATCAAGGGATGTTGGTGAAAGAGTTTATACTCATAAAACAGTTCAAGAATTAAAAGACGCGATTGAACTAATAACACGTTAGTAACAAAAATAGCGGGAAGCCCTGAAAATTCAGAACTTCCCGCTATCTTATAAACATTATACCATAAAAAAGTTCAAAATACTATCCTCGAAAATGCTTGATATTCCTGTATTCTTTGAACTTTTCGTTTGTGTTTAATAGGGTAAAATTGCCACCGTTAGTATCACGGTAGTAACACATTTTTTACTTCAACATTGCGTTCACTTTTGTCTGAACTGCGTTGTAGTCATACCATTCGGCGGTCAGTCGGTTTTTCCTGTCCTGACCGTTTCCCCACTTACCCGCGATTACTTCTTTTGCGATTTCATCAACGGCTTTCTTTGTGGTTTTCGGTACTTCTACGACCGTTCCTTGAACAGTGCAATAGGACGGGTTTTCAAGGTAAATCCAACCCGCGCCACTTTTTAGTTTGCCCCAACCGTCTTTTACTTCAACAATAGTAAAAACACCTTTCCCGGTCTGCCCTTTAATCGTTCCACTCATGGAAGGGTCAGAACGATAATTCAGGTCAGGAATAATTACTTTGACTGTAAATGGTACATTTGGGAATTTGGACGTTGACGGCGTGGTTTTGCTTGCGAATTTGTTATAATAAGTTTGCCCGTACCCGGCGCGTTTAACTTTGACTTCTTCGCCCGTGTTGGCAGGACGTTCGTATTCGCAAAGCACCGCATCGGACGCTTCACGAACAGACGTTGCAGTTTGCAGGGTCTTCATAACGTTTGTGTAACCCTGCAATTCTTTCCAAAGGAAATTTAACTGCATATCCAAGTTACCAATAGAAGTACCCGCCGTCTTTGCAAAATCAAGCAACGCCTGTTTTCTGCTCCAGTATGTCCATTGTGCTAAACCATACCCGGCAGAATCATGCACGAAATTTGTATAATTTCCGTTATCAACAGCGGCAGTATATTTCGCGTCGGTCATACTAAGTGACTTTTCATAAGTGTTTTGTAGGTTGTTTGGACGCAAACCGCTTTCAGCGTACAGGTTACCCATGATACCAGCGACCGCATAAGCAGACAGCCCCTTGCCCGTCAGGAAATCCCAAATACGCTTGTCCACGTCATTAATAGGGATATTGGCATTCGTGCCGCCTGTATCGCTTTCTGCGCCCGTCAGGGCGGTTTTTACGTCCTGCCTGAACTGATTCATCGTCAGTCCGAACTTCGACCAAATGTGTTCAACATCACCATGATTGGATGCTATGCCGCGTTTATATCCTTCGGAATGACTGATAATCACGCCGTCAGCTAACGGGTCAAGATTGTATTCCTGGCAAAGGAAAGCGAATAGTTCAACAGCCGCTTTGTATGTCCTCATAACCACGGCTTTTGTGTTTTCCGGGTTATTGTCTACCCATGACGCGCCGCCTGTGTATTTGATTGTCGCGGGTTCACACATTTCAACGCCGATATGTGTATTGTTACAAGTACCGCCGCCATGCCACCCGCGCCAATTCCACGGTAAAGTTTGAAAAATATTGCCTGTGTTACCATCAATAAAGCCATGAACGCATTTTTCAATACCTGATTCATTCCAATTTTTAACGAAAACTTCTGCACTCGGTTGAGGACAACCGACCGAATGAAGCATTAAGCCTTTGACGGTAATTTGACGGTTCGCTTTGTAGCAATCATTGTTTGTAAGTAAACTTTCAATGATTTTCATAGCTTATTTACCCCCTGAATTCTGTTCGTGTTGCGTACCGAAGTAAAAACCGATAACCATTGTAACAATAGTCATTGCGGTTTCGGCTGAAATGCTTCCTTTGACCGCAAGATAAACAAAAACAAAAGTGACCGCAAAGGTCACTAACGTTTTCACATTTATTAAATTGGTCAGCTTTTCAATTAGCTTGTTCACGCTGTAATCCCCCTTTCCAATGCTTCCAAGGCTTCAATCCTCTTATAGAGTGTTTTTGTGTGTTGTTCTTCGACAATAAGTCTATCCCGTAAATCTTGAACATCCTTGTGCATGACGTTCATTTCAGTTTTGATTTCAGTAATTCCATCCTTGATATTTTCCAGCTTCACAATTACAGTGGTTATTTGGCTTGCTTCATCCATTGTGTCTTTTTTAGCATTTCGTTTCATGTTGGAAAGTCCTTGATAAATTCCAAATGCTAACGATACGCCTGAAATTAAAAGGGCAATTTCAATTGTCATAAACATGTCTCCTCTCTTAATAAAAAAACCCCGTCATAACCCATATAGCGTTTTATGACGGGGTTTTTATTTAGGGGTAATTAAGACATACCCCATGATGATTTTAAGTTCTATTCTATTGCTAAATTGCCACAATCAAGGTCAATCAAAACTTCTTTTACCTGTTCTTTGATTCTTTCAGGAACATCGGCGAATATTTTCTTGCCTTTGATGATAAGAGTTGCATAGACAACAGCCATTTCTTTCACATCCTTTCTGAATATAATTTTTAAGATTAGATTAAATAACATTAACCATCACCATCCAACAACGCTTCAACCTCCGCTTTCAGCCTGTCAGGTACGTCATTAAGGGTTTTCAATCCTTTTTTGATAAGTTCAGCGTATACTTTTGCCATGATATTAACCTCCAATCATTTGATATACTTCACACAATGCAAGTTGTGTGTCGGTCAACTGCTGTTCGGTAAGGGCGATTTTTTCATTCATATAGTGAATGTATTCGTCCTTGTCGTATTGAATTTCGTGATACTGATAACGTTCAGTTTCATCATGTTCGTCATTGGGGGGAAGTCGTTCAATGTTCGTATGAACATAAACTGTATCTTTTCCGACGATTAATGGAACAGCCTGCGCCACGCTACCTTGAACAATACCCATGTCTTTCATGCTACAACCGCCTTTCTTTTGATTTGAGTTAAGTAAAATTCATCTACTGCCGCTTTAATTGGGGCGATGTATTTTTGAGAAAGCCTAAAACTATCACACCACGCAAGCCAACCATTGTAAGAGTTGACAGCGCAATAATCTTTGAAAGTTATAGGCTTATTTTGGTTCACCACCTTTCGTATCGCGTTCATCTTCTTTTTGAATCGTTTACAAGAAGATTTTCTCAATAATTTGTAACCGTAAAAATGGCGATAACCGACAAAATCAATTCCGCGAACTGCTGTCGGGAACACTTGCCAATTATCCTTTATTTTTAAGTGTAATTCACTTATCAAATAGTCATTTAGCTTGCGTCTTAGACTGTGCAAAAATTCTTTTGATTCATGAAGTATTACAATATCATCCATATATCTTATGACATATTGAACACCCATTTGTTCTTTCAACCAATGGTCAAAATAAGCAAGGTAAAAATTCGCCAAATACTGTGACAAATATGAACCGATTGGAACGCCTTTTTCGCCCGGTATACTGTCAATAATTTTGAAAAGTAGGTCAAGTAAATCAGGGTCTTTAAATTTTCTTTGAAGTAAACTTTTCAAAATTTCATGGTCAACAGACGGATAAAATTTATTTATGTCCAATTTCAAGCAATATTGCGTTCCGGGAATATTCGTCATGTATTGGTCAAGAAGTCGTGACGCTTTGTGAATGCCGCGATACTTAATTGACGCACAAGTAAAATCAGTGAACACTTCAAGAAAAACGTGTTCAATTTGAAGCATAATCGCCCATTGAATGATTCTATCGGGGAAATACGGCAATTTCATCAATTGCCGTTCTTTTCCCTTATCATTAATGGTTTTAATTTCATATTCACTGACTTCGTATGTTTTATTTATCAGCATTTCACGAATTTGATTCAAATAAAAATCCTCGTTCGCGTTGACCATCTGAACTTCTTTATAAAATGCCTTGTCTTTTCTCGCGTTTCTATGTGCTTCGCGCAAGTTCTCAATATCGTAAATTTTAGGGTAAATATTTCCGTATCGCTTCATCAAAACAACCTTCTTCGTGATGTTCTGTTATTGCCGAACGTTCAAACGGCGGGGATTGTTCCCCGCCGTTTACTAATACAGCGTTTGGATTATTATGTTTTGCCAAGAGGCAGGGCGATTAGAGCGGTATTTTTACCATAAGATTTAACATTTGCTGACCGCCAATGTTCGTGTTCGCATTCGACGTGGAATTGTTCACATTAAGCTGAAACACTCCTGCATTCGTGCCATTATTCCAATTGCCACTGAAAATAGGTAGATAACCCGTGTTCAAATTCGTGTTATCTGTGTGTTTCTTTTTATGAACTGGTCACAAACCTAATCGCCCATATAGAAAAATTATAAATACATCAGCCGACCGCCAACGCTCGCGCTCGCATACGACGCGGAAGCGCTCACATAAAGCCGAAACACTCCCGCATACGCGCCATCAGCCCAACCGCCACCGAAAATAGGCAGACAACCCGCGTACAAATTCGTGCTATCTGTGAAATACGTTGTGGATGAACCACTAACTTCTTTTGCTATAAAGCCCCTTTCTGTTGTTCCTTGTGGTTTGCTCAACCAACCGCTAATATTAGACGTTGCACCTTGTCCTCTATTGGTGTACCCTGAACCCGTGTCATTGAAATTCTGAAATGCGGTTAAAATATTCCAGTTTGCGTCAGAATAAAGCCCATCAATCCAATCAAACACGTTTCCCCAAAGGTCTTCAAGTCCGAAACATTTAACTTGTTGTGTTGTAGACGTTGTACCGTAAAACATACCGTTGGCGTTCGTTGCACCCGTATTTACCGCCGCATTTCCACCTGTATAACCCTGCCCTAAAGCGGTTTGACTGTCAAGACTTTTGAAGCGGATAAGAAACAGGCATTGAATTAAAGTCATAGGATAGAAAGAAAATAAGTCATATCCCGCTCCGTTTGCCTGTGCGCGTGTTCTAAATGTTCCAATAGTTTGATTTACATAAGGAGCTTTCCCGGACAATGATCGTAATTTGTTATTACCATCAAGCCAACCTTTATATGCACCGATATATAGCTTGTTCCTATCACCTTCAGTTGCTCGACTATGTGCGTAGTATCTGAACCCCGATTTTGCAGGGTCATCTGTAATTTTAACAGTCAATATATTTCCGTTCGTTGCGATTTGGAAGCCTGTTTTGGGGAATTCAATCATCACATCCCCATCGTTACCGCTTGTAATGTCTGCGGCTGTACCATCAGCTTTTTTGCTGAAATCATTTGGATTCAAATAATACTGAACAACGCCATTTTTCAAAAGACAAGGCTTAATGTCCTTAAAAATCGGCTGTGAATCCCACGCCGCACTTCCTGCGGTCATACCTATCGCGTCATCGGTATAGGTCACCGCTGTCAAAGGATTACTATTTGTAAGGTCAATAGACACACCAAACGTTTTATATGATTGTGGTGTTCCGCTAATATTGTTAGCACTGTTATTATTAACTGCGTTCGTTTTAGTAACCGGGAACAGTTTGTAATAATAAGTTGTTCCGTTTGTTAACCCGGTATCAGTGTAACCAGTGCTTGCATACTGATTGCGAACGGAACTTGTTACAACAAGCGTTCCATCTGTTTCACTCGTTGGGTAACTTCCGACTTTACGTACAAGTTTTGTATGCGCCCATTCTGCAACTTTCGCCCCTGAAATTATAAGGTCATCAGGGTCAGTCCATTTTATTGTAAGTTGACCGTTTCCAACTACAATTGAAATATTGGTACAATCGGCAAGGGGGATTTGAACGCCTGTTTTTGTATCTTCCCATACTGTACCATTCCATATTTGTAGTTTTTCATCTTTATATCGCAAACCATGAACGCCGTCTGTACCAACAACGCTTTTAGATGAATGCGTTATAATTGCCTGTTGATTGTCAACAATTAATCCGCGAACTTCAGTATCGTTATAGTTAGATAATCCCGCTAATTTGTTTTTTTCGGCAGTTGTGTAATCGTTAGTAGACAAACCTTTTCCCGCTATTTTATCAACCTTATTCGCCAAGTCTGCTATCGAACTGAAATCACTTGCTTTTTTCCCACTATCTATAATATCACCATCAGCGTTCAAAGCGGCAAAATTACCGTTAGTAGGTAAAGTTACGCGGTTTGCTTTCTTATAAAGTTCAGCGTCGATAATATCAGCGTTTTCGTTTAAATCGTTAATATCACCGAATTCTTCATAAGTGGGCTTATTTAAATTGTAATGTAGCGTTTTGTTTTCACTCATGGTTTATAAAACCTCCTCTTTTATTTCACGCCAAGTTTTGGATTTTAACTGTCCCCATGTAAACCCCTTAATAACTCCCCATGTGTTATATTTAATTGACAGATTGATAATCAGGTTTGCAGGTACAACGCGCTTCAATAAAGTTTCAACGTCTTTGAAATTGTTTTTTGCCGTTAGTGCGACTTTTATCACCAATTCATATAAATCAGGGTTTACCTCTATCCAATAACCGTCCTTACCGCATAACTTAATTAATATTTGTTCCAACATCCGAAAGGTAAACGGTAATTCTTCCGCTAATCGGGAAAGAATTGTGAATTTCCGTTCATTTAGTGTGTATGTCGCTTTCGGTGTAATTTGCAAAATCTTTTCCCATCGCTCTACGCCATATTCTGTTGATGTTTCAACAAACTGGTTATCAAGCGCGGTTTGAATTTCAGCGAACAAATCGAAAATTTCAGGTTGTTCACCGTAAGTTAATGCCTGATATTGGCGAACTTCTTTTAAAACCGTTGGAATATAACTGATTAAGGGTCTATCTTGATAATTAGACATTATTTACCATCCCCCTAACTGGTATAGAATTAACGTTAAGGGGTAAATTTTGGGCTTGCCCGTTTAGTGTAGTGTTTTCAATATCAAGAATACCCTGTACCCCTAATAAGCGCGTTTCAATTTGGCTGATTCTTACGGTTAATGTTGCTGTTGGGTCATTACGCCAATTAACACTATCCCATTCAGTAGCAAGGTCATGAAAATAACTATCAATCGCTTGTTCGACGTAAGGTTTTACCGCGTCCCAATCCCAACCACTTTCAAAAGTTAAATGCGTTGTAATATTAACCGTTTCACCGCTTACACCTTCGACCGTAACAATATGACCGATAGGGGTAATACCAAGTCCTAAACCATTGTTTGGTATTGGGTCAAGCGCGGTTTGTACTGCGTCAATCAATGTAGCTGATGGAATTTGAAATTCACTATTCAAAAATACAACTTTAACCGTACCGCCACCATTCCAGACGGGATAAATTTTCACACCGCCTACGCCGTCAAGCGCAAGGGTTTTTTCAACATAATCTTGTATGTTACCCCCGAACGCCTGTGATTTTAGGCTGTTAAAATACCGCGCCCGTAAATGTTCGGTTGTTTCCTCGTCTTCGCCCGGTATCAGAACATCGGTTAAAACTGCGCTTGTTAATCCGTCAATGTAATCAATCGGAATTAAATCGCCGCTTTCAAGATTTCCAACCGTACCCGCTGTTTCACAACGTAACTGAAAAACGTGGTTTTCGATTTTGGCTATGACGATGTAATTCAATGTGTTCAATGAAAATCTTGAACCGATAGGAACGTCAATATTAAATTCGCCCTTACGAATTGCCGCCGTTGCAGGTTCAACCGTAATACCGCGTTCCTTACACCGTCGAATTAAAAAATCGCGGGTTTGGGTATCCGCGAACGATTCATTCAGAACTTCATCAAGTTCAATATACATTTGCTGTATTTCAAGGGCGGCAGGGGAAAGGGCGGTTCTAATTAACGAGCCTTCGCGTGTATCAATAGTAATACCTTGTTCGCTTGCCCATTCGTTGACTTTATCCAACATTCTTTGCAAAATCACCTGATAAGTTTGATTTTCAAACATTAGAAATTCACCCCCTTCTGAATTGGTATATCACCGTAAATTGTTCGTGCTGTGAAATTAACGGTTAATTTGCCTTTGCCAACTTCAAATTCAAAACTGTCAACAGCTTCAATTCGTGTATCTTGTAATAACGCTTCGGTTATACGTCGCTTCACTTCCGGGATAACCCACGAAATAGGCATACCGAATAAGTCTTCAAATTCAACTCCGTAATCCCAAGAAAAAATAACCCACTTGTAACGTTCTGTTTCAAGTATTAAATAAATTGCTTGCTTCATAGCTTCCTGATTATCGGTGAAACCTAAAACAACGTTGTTATCAATATCAAGTCGAAATGTATAACTTGACTGTTCAACAAATTCAATATCATTATTCAAAGTAGGATTTACAGAAGGTAACATTAAATCGCCCCCAATCTGTCAATCACAACGAACCGTTGACCACCCTGTTCACGGATTAAAATAACTTTGTCACCCACAACCAATCCATTATGAACAGTAAAAGTTTTTTGTCCTTTATAAGCATGTTTGTGTGTTGTAGGGTCAGACGTTCCCCCGCCTGTATAGGTATCATGAACATCATGTGTATGTTCAGTTTCATCTTCTGTCCAATGGTTAACAGTCATTTGAATTGTATGTGTAGTTACATTTCGCGCAAGAATTAACTGCGGGGCTTCAAGTGTCATTTTTTGTTCAACGTTGATTTTCAAGGGATTTGTGCTGACCACATTTCCAAAAAACACATTAACAGGGTTAATCGCATTCACGGCGTCTAATGCTGCTTTTTTTATAGCGTCAGTCCATTTTGTCATGTCAGCCAACAAATTCACCCCCTCGTAAAGTTAAGTCCATCCAATGTTCATTTTCATTGAACGTATGGACGCATTTTTCAACCAACATAAAATTTTGAACGTTTATATCGCCCAAAGCTAATTTCACGACAACCATACTTCCCGCCCGAACCCGCGTGTCACCGAACGCCTTTGTAATTTTCAGCTTACGGGTTTTAGCATTATACAAGGAAAGTAACGCCGCCGCTTTTTGTGCGCCGTTTTCGCCTTTTTTCAGCGTATCAAAATATTGGAGAATGCCCCAATTATTGATATTGTTACTGTCTTGTACGACATAAATATCACGCTTCCCGGTTTGTTCGTTTTCAAATAACAATTTTACTTTGTTATAGGTTTGGTCATCAATAGATGATGTATAGTCAAAATTTTCGCCCGTTTCATCGTCAATTAGTAAACCAACTTTCATTTGTTCAAGTGATTTCAAAGTTAATTTTCCGAAATCATCATATAGAACAAACATCTGTTTCTTGTTTTGAAGTTCCAAGTCAAGCGCGTTTCCGATAATGTCAAACAACGTCGTATTGTCTTCTACACGGGAAGGAATGACATACTCTGTTTTTTCAATTTCGCCAAGCTGTAACCCAAAATCAGCGGCAATCATTGTAATAACATCACTTGCGGTTTTTTTTGCGTAAATATAAGTATCTTTATTTTGTAAATACCGTAATTGGTCATACGCTGTAACGGTAATTTTTTGTTCTTTATCGCGCTTCTTTGAAAAAATGAAGCCATAGAACATTTTCTTTCCGTCAACCGTCAGCCGGACGGGGTTTCCCTCTGTAAAATTTGCCACACTATCTTTTAAGACGGTAAATGTCAGCTTACCGGGAACACCTTTCCGCTCAGTTGCCCACGTTACACCGTCCAATACAGGCGGCATTTGAACAACCCCATTGTTTTCAATGAGAAGTTCAAAGTTCATTGAAAAACCCCCTTTCAAGGAAAATAAATGGTATAATGAATTATGAATCCTCTGTTAATGCGGGTTTGTAGTTCTAATAGTTACTAACTTGTTACTTGTTCAATTTTAATTGAACAATTTCGTTTCTACGGTATTTTGAACACTTGCCCCGGATAAATTGTATATTTCGTGTTTCCCGTTCCTTTATTACGCTCATCAATTACGGTTTTATTTAATGCGTAAATTTCAGGGTATCGGCTACCGTTTCCAAGAAATTTTTGCGCTATATTCCATAAGCAATCACCCTTGACAACTGTATAAGTTTTTTGTGCCGGGGCGTTATCCGTAGGTCTTTTTTGTTCAACTTTTACTGTGGTCTTTGTCGGTGTTACTTGTTTAATTGCAATAACTTTTGTTCCATAGTCTTTATACTGTTTCAAAGAAATTTCAACAGATACATCAAAGCCGCTTTTTGCGTCTTCAAGAATTTTGTAATCTTCCAAAGATACTTTAATATTCGTATCAAATAACACCTTTCCACTCGGCGTAATACGGGAAACAATGAATTGAAATGACGAAAGTTTTGTTTTCAAGCGTTCTAATTCATCAAGAAAAAATGACGCGTTTTTATACCCCCCATCATAACGGGCAAACGGATATTTCACATTTGGCAATAATGCCGTAAATGAAATATCCGTTAACCCTGCTTGTTTCAGGACATTTATTTCCCCCTCGTTTATCAACGTCATTGTTTGATTTTTGCCATTAATTTTCATTGAAAGTTTGGCGGGGGGGATAGGTAATCGAGTTTTATCAAGAAAAAAATCATACGCCATTACAAATGTACCCCCTCTGCTACTTCTAATAACGTTTCTTCAAGACGGTCACCGATGTAATCAGCTATTCCGTCAAGGTCAATATCAGATGAAACATTGTTGTTAATATCACCAAATTCAACTTTAATTTCTGCTGTAGTAAACCTATTGATTGTGTCACGCTCGGCAATATCGCGCCACAACTTTAATTCTTCTTCGGAATAATCAAGCTGTCCCTTTGTATTCGCGTCAATGTTAGAAACGCCGTTGTCAATATTGGAAAAGTCAAACGTTCCATAATCACCCGCATTAGGAATGTTGCTGTTAAACAGGGAAGCGGGGTCAAAATTTGCAATAGCATTATCAACGCTTTGTCCCGCAGTGTAACCTGTATTCCACGCGTCTCCATACTCCCAACGCTTCAAGCCCAATCCTTCAACGGATAAGTTAAGATTATCCATGACTTTTTGATAATTTTCATTCGGCGCATATTCAGCAACTGCCGCGTCAGCCATGTTTTTTAATCCGGAACGCCATCCTGCTACTGCGTCAGCCATATTTGACCCGAACACGAAATCAAGCGCGGACGCGATTTTTTGAAGAATCGCAAGCACTCCGTCAGCCATTCCCTGAAACATATAAATAATTGACGAAATGGGATTCTGAAACACATTTCCAATAAAATTAGCGATTTCTATGAACGGATTCACAAGCGCGTTTATTACACCAAGCACCAGTTCAAGCAACCCTAAGAACAAATTCCAAAGGAACGCCCCTAAAGTTGTAAATGCGCCGAAAATAACACCCGTCGCGCTGATAGAAGTTCCTGCCGCCTGATTCATAATACCAATGACAAGGTAAATTGCCCCAATAATCGCGATTATGGCTATCAGAATCCATGTTAAAGGGCAAGCAAGTAACGCGGCATTCAAACCGTATTGGGCGGCTGTCTGAGCAAACGTCGCGCCCGTGGACATGGCTGTTGCCGCCGCGTGTACTGTTTCCCGCGTTGCCGCTATTGCTTTTAAACCGTTAGAAATAGCTTGTGCTGTGTTATACGCCGCCAAAATAGCGACATATGCGGTCATAGCGGCTACCACCGTCCAAATAATAGGGGCTAACCAACTCCAATTATCGTTTGCGAATTGTGCAATCGCTCCAATCATTTCAAAGATACCAAGCACCACACCCGCCACAACAACAGAAGCCGAAATGACGTTATTGACAAAAGTTTGAAAGGCGGGGGAATTGGCGATTTCGTTCAATCTGTTCAAAAGAGGTTGAAACGCCATTAATGCTTGATTTTTCATGCTTGTCGCAATCTGTCCGAATGTTTTAGGCATTTGTTCAAATTTTGCGTTAGTTTCATCAGCCGCCGAAAGTAAAGCGTTTTTAACAACACCAGCCGTCAACTGTCCGTCCTCTGCCATTTTACGAATTTTCCCGATAGGAACATCAAGATAATCCGCAATGGTCTGAATAATTGTCGGGGCTTGCTCAAACACGGAATTCAATTCTTCACCGCGTAAAACACCCGAACCCATAGCTTGTGTAAGCTGTAACATTGCCGCGTCAATTCCCTGTGAGGAAGTCCCGGCAATGGTAAATTGCTTGTTCAACTGTTCCGCAAATGCTATTAATTCCGCGTTATTACTGAAAGCATCACGCGCCATAATACCCATTTTACTTACCGCGTCAGCCGTTGCCTGATATGAACCTCTTGACCGTTCAGCGGCAAGGTAAATCATGTTTTGTAAGTCCTGCGTAGTCTGCAAACCGTCATTCATCATATTTAAACGGGCGGTTGTCTGCGTCAGTTGGTCAGATAATCCTAATACTGTTTTCACGCCCTGAATGGACGCATACGCCGCAACCGCCGCGCCTATTTTCTGTGTTAACCCGTCAGCCGCTGAATGACCCTGACGGACGCTGTTATTAAAACCGTTTTGACCATTCGTCATTTCCTGAATAGTGTCTTCAACGATTCGGAAAGACTGATTCAACTGTTCAGCCGCAAAGTTGGCAACCTCAACTTGACGTTGCATCGCTTCTAAAGAAGCCGTGTTAATGTCAGACGCACTTTCGACATTGTTGAACCCGGTGATTAAATTATTTATTGCGTTGTTGATACTCATGATTGGCGCGGTCATTTGGTCAACAAGTCTAATCGTTGTCATTATGCCCTGCATTTTCACGCCCCCTTTCTAACGAAAAAACGGAAACGGCAATTTGAAAAGTTAATTTCAAAATTACCGTTTCCGTCTTCCACTCTTACTTTTCGCTTTGATTTTGTCAGCTTCTTCTTTGTCACGTTTTGCCTTTATATCAACTGACGCATAGTAAAACGCTTTTAGACTTTGTTCGGCGTTAAACCATTCGTCAATTTGGGACGGTGACCAATGCCATTTTTCAATAGCAATATGCAATAAATTAGCTTCCGGGTCACCGTCCAAGATTAGTTTTTTGCCTGTTCAACCTCGTCTTGAATCGGAACGAATCCGTTGAATTGGTTAATGAACTGAATGAAAGCGTTCCATTCACCTGAATCATCAACCATTTCTTGAACAAGGTCTTCCGGGGTACTTACGCCGTAACTGTCTTGAAGTTCGGCGTTATAAAGGTCAGGAAAAACCACCGACGCAGCAATAAGCCGTTTAACATACTTTGTCGGATTGATTTTCTGCATAAACTGATTGGGTTTGCCGGGAACAGGAACATCCATCATGCACCGACTTTGAATTTCTTCATTTTCTTTAGTAGTAATAGGCTTGATTTCCCATTCAAGCGGCTTGCCGTTTTCGTCGCAAAGACTTTTTGTTGCGGCATAAAATGTATTTTCCTTGATTTTTTTGTTCTTTTTCAAGAACATAGACATATTGGACATATTGCGTCACCATTCCTTTCTTACATTCCAACCAATTCATTGAACTTTTCAGGCATTTTGAAATCTTCAAAAGTACCTTCAACATCTTCATCCAAATACTCACCGTCAGCGTCGAATTTCGCCAAAATGCCGCCGTCAATGTTACAATCAATGAAAATCATCGTTTGCCGTCCTGCCGCCGACGTAGGGTCTTCGTTGGTCACCTGAATTTCAAAATAGGTATCTTCGCCCGTGTCCTTGTAATCAACCATCATTTGACGCATGATAGACTGATTATAGTGCATTGTTGCTGAAAATGTACCTGTCCATCCGGTAGATTTGTTCGCCTGTCCTGTGCGTCCCAAAATAGGAACGACGATTTTGTTTTTTTCAAACTTCGCTTCAAAGTTAATCATCTGCATAAAATTGTAACGTCTGCCGTTAATAGTAATGAAGCATTCCGCAAGTTTAGCGGAAATTGCGTCCTTACCTTTCATAATGACATTGTTCAAAGCCATTTTGAATTATCCCCCTTTCTTATGCCACGGTCACGACCATGTAAAGCTGTGCCATAGCATTAACAACGGTTACAAGGTCACTGACCAGAACCGACCGCTTTGTATTGCCCTGCGTAACAACCACATCGTCAGATTTGAAATTTTCAATTGCCCGGATTTCCTGCAACTGCTCATGATGTTTCACAATATCCGACCAAAGTGAAATTCGCCCTGCTTCATCATTCGGGATAATTCCCAAATATCGGGTATTGAAGATAACCGCAATATCATTCGCGATTTGGTCAATTACACGGATAGTCTGATTCTCCTTGAAGATTTCGCCTTTTTCAGCGGTAACGGTAACCAAACTGTTAATATCGGACAGAACACGCACATCGTCATTGACGCGATGAAATGCAAACTTGCCCGTTTTAATCGCGGTTTCAAGCTGTGTCTGCGTGTAATTCACGTTAACAGTAAATTCGCCATCATAAATTTTGTTCAGTGCGGATTTGTTGACGTTTGTTCCTGCAATCACGCCTGTAACCCAATAGATAAGCGAATATATATCTGCTCCGCTGTCAGTTACGCCATTCATGACGTTCACAACCCCTTCATAATCTGCGGGTTCATCAAACGCCACGCATTGGAATTTCACGCCCTGTTCATCACGCAACCGTCTTGTAAAAGCGGTATACAACCCTTTAACCGTTTCTTCATTAGACGGACAACCAATCGCATTGAAGGTATAACTTTCAATTGCGTCAAGATAAGACTGATGATTTGCATTTGAAATATTCGGATTTGCGCCGCCTGTCATCGGTGTTCCTGCCGTTAAATTAAGCGTTCCAGTTTTTTCATAAATAACAAAATCGTCATCTTTCAAGTCAGCCGCGCCGCTTACAGTCTGACTTGCAACTGTTACGCCATCCATCAGAACGGAAACGTCCTTTTTCGCCGCGTCATCAACATTTTCCTTAACAACGATGGTAATAGCGTTTCCGCGCGTACCAACGTATTTAGCCGTACCGTAAACGTTGGAAGCCGCCGTACCGCCTGTTCCAAGCCGGTACAAATAACCAATGCGAATGTTTTTAAACAGTTCACGTAACGGGCGCAACTGCGGGGAAGTATAATCATAACCGAACAAGCGCATACTGTTTTTCTGTAAATCGCCTGTAGTTACCTCAATAACTTTTCCAACTTCGCCCCAATCAAGGGAAAGGGGAATAGTTGCAATACCACGTTCGGAAAGCGTTGCGCTTGCTTTTGCCGCCGCAACGAAATTGATATATGCGCCGGGAAGCACCTTGTTTTGTGTTACGAAAGTACCACCACCAAGAGCCATGTTATTTCACCTTACCTTTCATAAAATTGTCAATCAACGTTTCAACTTCGGCGTGTGAATACTGCTTCCCGTCTTTTAATAAGGCGGTCAGCAAGTCGCGCCGTTCGTGGTAACGCTGTGACTTCAAAAGCTGTTCCTTTGAGAATTTGGAAACGGTTACCGCTTCCGGCTTCTTTGCCATGTGTACCACCTCTATTTCGCTTGATTTTCAACGGACAGTTCTTCCATTGGGTCAAGTTCGGGATTGAACTGAACAAACATATTAAAATTCACAAAGAAATTCAACACGCCGTCAAAATATTCGCCCCTCATATCTGTCCCGCGCTGTAAATCGCCGCCGACTGTGATGTATTCCAACGCCTGAAACAATCGGTCATTCACGTCATAACATTCCGTTTTTGCGTTTGTTTTGCTTTGAGGAATGTATTGAACCGAAAACAAATTCGTTCGATAATGACGATTTTTCAAAAACTGTTCACTTGTCGGATTTATCAACTGCAAAATAAAACAAGGTTCTTTCAAACCTTGTTTTACCTGTTCCGTATAAACCCGCGTCACTTCGGGAAATGCCGTCCGTAACGCGGCAACCATGCCGTCAATGATTTCCTGAATCATTTGAACACACCTCCCATGAACGTTTTCAACTTGTTCATCAGGATTTTAGGCGCGTCACGCTGTAATTCCTGTTCTGAAATTGTCAGCATGAACTTACCGTCCACCCATCCCGTATGGTCTGCCGTTCGGTGTCCGAACTCAACATAGGGCGCGTATTCTGTGGGGTTTATGACTTCAATTGTATAAGTGTTACCCGTCTTTACGACTTCGCCAATCGTCCAATTTCGGCGTAACGTACCACCTTTTTTACCTGTATGCGGTTGAAATTGAACATGCTTTTCCTGCGCTTTTGCCGTGAAGCTGACATTAACCCCGTCTTTCGTCGTGAAATTAACAGCTTTTTCAGGCAAATTAGCAATGAAGTCAACAGGTTTATCATATTGTCCAACAGGGGTTCGCTTGATAACCTTTCGCAACAATCGCGCCGCCAATTCTTTGACAGCGGCTTCATTCCATTGTAAACGTTGGGCTTCGTTCATTTTGTTCAAACTCTGTTGAAATTTTTTTAATCCACTAATATTCACCTTACCTTTCATTCCTGCCATTACGCCCACCCCTTAAACGGTACAAGGACAATTTCTTGATGATTGGTAAATACGCCCGGTTCACCGCTCCGACTGAATTCAAATGTTCGTCCATTGTGCTGAATCACTATTTTTGAACCCGCGTCAATCGTCAACAGGTTATCACAAAACACCTTGACAACTTGAACAATCGCCGCGTTTGCTTCGTTTTGGTTTACATTTTGTAACGTGGAAAAAGACAATTTACAAGGCTGATTTTCAAGAACGGTAACTTCTTCAAAACCCGTTGAACCGTTCGGCTTTGTAACTTCGTGATATTCAACCACGGTCAACGTGTCTTTCCAAAGTTTTTGAAGGGCGTTCTTGTGTCCTACCATGCGAACCGCCTATATGTGATGAACTGCGATTTTCCGTAATTCATCAAGTAGTTAATCAGCCAATCAAGCGGATTCGCCATATCGCTAACCGCATAAGTGACTTGCGTGTCACCTTCTTTAATTGACTTTATCGCATTTTCCACGTCAAATTCGGAAAGCCGTCCACTACCCTTCATCATGGACAAGAATTCACCACAAACCATGTCAACGGCGATATTGTGTAGTCCGTCAGGAATTTCCGCAACGTTGCATTCATTACGGATAGTCCAAGTGACTTTTTGAATCGCAAATTCAATAGCGTATTGGTCACTCTCAACGACCGTATACCCCAACGATTGAAGACGTGCAATTACATCTTCATACATTCATATCACCCCTTTCAGACTTTACACTTTACGCCGTGTTCTTTTCGGTTTTTCTTCGGCATTGAAAACGCCGGGAGTTTCAGAATTTACATTTTCTATTTTCCCGGCGTTTTCCTGCTTCATTTGTTCCTGTTTTTCTTGTTCAGCTTCGGCACGTTCTCGTGCCTGACGTTCTCGCGCTCGATTAAATGCTGATAATCCCATAGTTATACCCCCTACGCGATTTTATGCTTCAACAGCGCAAGCCCAATAGCCTTATCTTCATAGACTTTCGACCAGTTAGCCGCTGTTGCCAATTCCGCATTCGTCGGGGTTACTCCTGCGACGCTCGCATTGGTAAACTTCACGCCGAACGGATGAAGTACAAGGGCGCGGCGGTTAATGAGAATGTCATCACTCGCTAAACTATCACGGTCAGTTTCGACGGGGGTCAGGTCAACAGGAACACCATCACCACGACCGAACGAACCCGCCGCAAACATATACGTCGAATAAACACCCGCTTCATTCGGGCAACCATCATCAACAATGATACGATAACCCATGTAAGACGGAAAGTTAATTTCACCGCGTGAATTAGGAATATACTGAATAAGGTTCTGTTTCTGCAATTTGGTAAATACTGCGCTGTGCATAGCAATGGCAGTCAACTGGTCAGCCGCGTCACCCAGAAGCTGTTTTGTGTCAAGAATAGCATTTCCGCTGATAACAGCCGCTTCACCCGTATTAACTGAAATATCGTTGACGTGGGAAGTGCTTAAAGTGCCGCCAAAAATGCCTTTCAGGATGGAAATAAGGATAGCCTGTTCTTTTCTGCTCCACCATCCCGCAAGCTGTTCAGAAATTGCTTCCATAGGGGAAGAACCCGCAAGCGCACCCGCTAATTCATTTGTACTCCACGCCTTACCGCGAATAAGAAGGGCGGCTACGTCCTGCTCTGCGGTAATTTTTTCAGGGGTCAAGGGGTTACTGTCGGAAAGAACTTCATCGTCCCCGGTAATAGGCTTCCAGAACGGCATATTGATAAGTTTACCGCCCTGCGTTACAAGACGGTCAAGTTCTGCGTTCTGTGTTGCAATACCGCTCTGTATCAATACCGAAAGTTCTTTTGTCTTTTTGATGATATACGCCGCGAATACTTCGGGAACAATAACATCAGTAATTTTAGTCTTTGCCATTGTAAATTACCTGCCTTTCAAAATTTTAAATGAATGGAATACCCGCTTGCCGCGCCAATGTACGCGCCAATTCAGGGTTTTTGCGGAACAGTTCAATCTGTGCCGCTTCGTTATAAGTGTCTTTGGCGAAAGGATTTTTCACACCGTTTGTTGGTTGTGAAATTCCAGTTTCGCCGGGTTTTGTGCCTGTGAAAGTCTGCGTTTCGTCAGCCGCCTTGAACAAGAATTTTGTGCTGTCAGCTTTAGACAAGGCTTCAATCTGCTGTTTTCTAAGAGCAATATACCCTTCGTCATCAACACTATCATCAATCGTCGTTAGGAACGGCTTAACTGCCAACGCGTTAATCGCATTCGCTTCATTAAGAAGCCTATCGTCAAGGGCTTCGCGTTTCAGCCGCTTTATTTCTGCGGCGTGTTCCTTGTCCTTCTGTTGATTAGCGGCTTGCAGTTCGGCGATTTGTGTTTTCAGCTTTTCAGCTACGCCACTTTCGTTTTTCAACTTTTCAAGCTGTTCGTCACGCTCCTTTAAACTTGCTTTCAACTGATTCTTTTCGGTATTGACTTCATCGAACCGCGCTTTGGTTACAAACGCACCGTTCAACGCTTCCATTACCTTATCAACCTGTTCGTCAGTCAATCCAAACCCTTTTAATGTTTCCTTTGTCATAATAATTGCCCCTTTCATTTTTTCCGCTGTATGTCAGCGATTTATGACGTTCACTTTTACGCCCGAACATCATAAGGCGATTTTTTCAAAGAATGCAAGAAAAAACGACCTCGTATTTTCGCGTATAAGCCACGAAAATGAAGTCGTTAATACTAAACATCCTCCGAAATTTACATATGAAAAAAGCACTATTGAAATTAACTTTTCAACAGTGCTTTAATCAGTGTTTTCGTCTTTCTCGTAATATTCACATTGTCCGGTGTTCCTGATAATCTCAATTGGTTTCATATCCGGGTAACCAAATATCGCGCAACTGCTTTTTTGGTAATCGTTGGAAAAATCCGTTCCACCATTCCGAAACAAACACGTTTTACATTGCTTGCAGTTCTCAATTGCGGTATTGTCGGTGAATTTCTCACCTTCATGCGCTTCAATCCATGTTTTCATTATCAGTTCACCCCCTGTCCTATAATTTCCATGTCAATATAAATTTTTCCGTTTGATTTTTCAACTTTGGTAACTCGAAACGTTGTTCCGCGTTGTAAAATCATTTCAGATTCAGTACCGAAATGTGATTGCTTTGAAATACCGTCCCAACTGCGCCCCGAACCATTACCAAAAGAGGAAAAAGGTTCAGCATACATCATTTTTGTCCCGGACGGCGCATAAATATTCATAATTATTGGTTTATCTGTAAAGCCTTTACCTTTTGCAACTCCTGTACTAAAAAACTCGTAATCTGTCGGTGTCGTGCCTAACAGCTTCACCGCAAGTTCACTTTCGGGTAAATAGAAGTCATTAGGGTCAATATTAAAAAATTTGTCCATTCCTTCGTAGTTTACCCCACGTTGAACCCAAACATCTATTGAATAAGAACTTTTTTCAATAATGCTTGTCATCGCTTCAATCTGTTTACGAACTTCACCGCGTTTAAAGCCCTTATAAGAAACGCCGATTTCGTCAAGGTCAACCTTACCAACGCCTAAAAATTTATTTGTTCCGTAATCGTAACCCCGTAATGGTTCATTGAACTTTGAATAACTTCGCGTGTATTCATAGATTGCGTCTTTTTCGGCGTTTGTCGCGGATTGCCAAACTTCACCGCATTTGGCGCGTAATACATCATCAGCTTCTTTTGTGTCTTTCGCCCACAATGCCGCGTCTTTTCGGGCTTGTGTGAACGGGTCTTCCGTACCCTTAATTATACCATTTTTCTTCAAAGAAATCAAAGTAGCTTTTACTTGCTTCAATTCACTTTGAATTTCATAATAATGCTTACCTTTTTTATCGAATTCATTAAGGTCAGCCAATAACTTTTCCCACTTGTCAGCTTCTTCCGGGGAAGCCCCTGCCAACTTCTGTTCAAAGTAATCTTTCTTCGCCTGAATACTGCCTTTTTTCGCGTTCCAATCGGCGGTTGTAACATTATCCTTCCAAATGCCGCTATACGTTTTGTTTTCCAAGCTGTCAAATTCCGCTTGAAGCGTGATTTCTTTTTTAGTAAGGGCTTTTTTCTGCTCGTGCAACAGCTTCTTATCAAGCAACGCCTGAAATTCATTTTTCTGTTCAGTAAGTTCAACGTGTTTCAACATATCATTGGTTGAACCGTTGCTGATGTTACCGCCGTATTTCGTTTCAAGGTCTGTTAACTGTTTTTCAATATCGCTGATTTTTTCTTGAAGTTTCTTTTTGGTTAAATATTCCTTCTTATTTGTTTCGGGCGGCGAGGGAACATCTTTCACCCACGAAATAACACCGTTATTATCAATCGGAGTCAAGCCGTTTTTATCACCACCGTCAACAAACGCCTTTTTCCAGTCCTTATATATCATATCAGACGGAATATAATAACTTTTTCCGGTTTCATCATCACGGGCTATTCGTTCTCCCTCATCATCGGCAAAATAAGGGGCGGTTACGCACCTACACCACGGATGGAAGGGCGGGGCAGTCGCTCCCGCTTCAAACTGTGACATAGGGTAATGTTTGCCGTCCATCATACCACAAATAGAACAGATTTTACCGTCAAGCGTACCAACAACTTCAAATTCTTCTACATCAAGCGTTTCAAACGCCTTTCGCTGTGCTTCATTTGCAAAATACGCGCTTTCAGTCATTATCAAACGCCCGGCATTTGACTTTGATGTATTGAATTTCTTTGCAATCGCCTTTATTGCGTCGTCAGGAGCTTTCCCCAATATCAGGTTTTGGGTCAATTGCGTGTGAACTTCACTTAACAGGCTTTCTTTCTGCGTCCAAAGGCGGTTACTAAATGTTTTATTATCAAGTGTCCACGGTTTTGAAAGCACATTTTCAATTTGATTAGGATTTAAAGCGGCAATATTCCAACCAATACCAAAACCTTGTTGAAGCGTGAACGCCGTATGATAATAATTGTCTTCGTAAATCTTCCCGAATAGGGAAGTGGTCTTTTGGACGGTCTGTCCGTAAAGCTGTTCAATCGTTGCTTGCGTTTTTAACTTCAAGGCTTCCAGTTTGGAAATATGAAAACGCGCCGACGCATTTTCAAGCTGTTTCATGAACGCCGGGTCAATCATCGCGTCTTTGCCATACTTAATGTATTCGGTCACATCCCACTTGAATTCAGCTAAATCTTTACCCGTCAGCCATTGCCGCGCTTCCGCAAGTGTGATTTCATTATTTTTGGCGAAACGCTCATACCATTGTTCAATCTGTTCATCAAGTGTTTTTTGTGCAAGATTAAATTGACGCTCAATAGCGGTTGTGTAATTTCCCGCATTTTGGTTTTTTATCGCTTCAAGGATTTCAGCCCTGCGCCGCCAGTAATCACTATTTTTCAACCACCATCACCGCCTTTCATTGCACAATATTTTCAATCCCCGGCGTTACCACCTGTTTCGGGGGTCTTTGTTACTAACATGTTACCTTCGCCTTGCTCCAACTCACATAAAAACGCGACGTTACAAGCCAAATGTGATAAATGAGGAAGTCCGCTTTCAGCGTCAACGCCGTGGGGGTCTTTCAAATAAGCAAGCAAATGACGAAACGCCGCGTCCCTGTATCTTTCAACTTCGACTTGCCGCCAGTTTTCCGGGTCACCGTATTTGGCGTTCCCATACTCACGAATTCGGGCAATTTCATAAATAATTTGTTGCGGAACAAGAGTTAAACGGGGTTTTCCTGCGTCAGCTTTCGCCGTTTGATTGCTCATCGTCTTCACCGTCCCTGTGATTATGCTGAATAGGGAATGCGTCTGCGTACTCGTCAATGGCTTTCTGCTTTTCAGCTTCAAGCCGCTTGATTTCACCCGCCACATCATCAACCCACGGATGTTGTGCAAGCAATGTTTCCGTGGACAGAATTCCGACAGAATTTTTAATGTTATTGATAACATCAGCTTCATTCATCAACATATCGCGGTTAAAAATGATTTCAACATCTTCGTTTTTAAAATCACCGCTACCCGTATTCGCCAAATGTGCGTTCACAAAAAATAACAGGTCTTCAAAAGAAGCCTGATATTCCGTTTCCATGCCGTTAGCGTCTAAATCAATATCGCTATACATGGACATGATATTCATTTGGTTTGGATTGCCAGACAAACGGTCATCCTTCGCATCATAACCCATTGCGTTTTCAATCAGGGCTTTTTTCAGAAGTTCAAGTAAAACTTTGTAATTTTCACTGTTAACTTCAACGTTCAACGCGTCAACATCACCCGCCGCCCCGTCAATGGTCTTTACTTTGATTGCGCCATACTGTGCCAAATTATAACGGAATTCAGCAAGGTTTTCACCGTCATAGTTTTTAATAATCAAAATAGTGTTTCTGCTGTCTTCTTGCATATTGTTTTGGAAGTCTGAAAGCGTCGTATTTAAAGCGTCCTGCAAAGATTTAACTTTACAGATAAGGGGTATTTCCTCGTCATTATACTTGAACGGGATAATCGGAATACGCTCCCAATTATACCCCTTGCCGTTACGGGTCATGTAAAAAGAAAACGGATTTTCTTCATCCGGGATTAAAACACCCTCTGTCAAAGTATAGTATTCAATCCCCGTAGTTTTGTAAATTTCAACTTTTTCAATGGTTTTCAAGTCCCGTCCTTCATAGGCTTCTACTTCGTACAGGCGAACCACGCAATCAAGAATTGTATGGTCAGCGTCTTTCCAAAAAGGCAGAATTTCATAAGGCGCAAACCGCGTAAAACAGAATTCGCCCTTTTCGTTGTAGTAGACGTACAACCAACCAATACCGCCGTTCAAGCTGTCTTCGCCTAAATTCTGAAACAATCGATGAAACCGCTTATTGAAAATTGATTTCAAGGCTTTTTCATACTGCTTGTTATCAGTCTTAATCGTGAATGGTTTGCCTAAAAGGTAATCAGTCTTTTGGTCAACCATCTTTGAATACTGATTGTCAATAATTTTATTGTTTGGTAAGTTCCAAACCTCTTGAAGTTTACCGTCTTTACCTATAACGGTTCGTGTGCGGTTAAGAATATCATGCTGACCACGATAATACTGTTCACCTGTAATTTGTGCTTGCCGTTCAGGTGATTGCTTCCAACGGGCGATTTCTTGTTGAAAAAATTCCCGTTCCGTCATAGCTGTACCCGCACCTAAACCAATAATGTTTTTAATCATTTCCATCGGCGTTATCATCAGGTCAGCCCCCTTTCATCGCATAATAAAAGCGAACCCCTGAAAAATAAGGGTTCGCGGTTAATTTTGTTACTAACACGTTACTTCTTAATCAAAACTGAATGACTTACCTTTAATGAAATCTTCCATTCCATAACGCATAGCGTCCATCAAATGGTTAAAATCATCAATCGGAACATTCAACCGCTTTCCGAATTTGTCTTCGTCCCATGTATAGTTTGAAATTTCCGTTAGGAAGTTTACGCATTTTGGATGAACAATAATTTCAAAATCTTGTATAAAGTCAATACCATTGTTCACGCTGTCTTTACCTTTCCGGGCGGCTCTGATATTAGGCATTCCAAGTTCCCGTAAGCGGTCAATGCTTTTCGGCTCTGCGCTGTCAGCCCGAATTCGTTCTTTACGATAACCCATTTCATTTATCGCCGCGTAAATGGCTTCGTTGCTCATGCCTTTTTTGTAAAGTTCATCAAAAACAAAAATCCGCTTGCCTTTCAAGTCAACCATACCGCACCATAAAGCGGAAGGGTCATTCGTATAACCAAAGTCAAGTCCGAATGCTGATTGAATACCATTGATTTTACGAACGTTAGCAATGTCAAAAGCTTCCTCACGCCAATTTTCATAAATGACACCCTCGACGATACCCCAATCACCTAACCCAGCAACCCGATAACGGCGGGGATTATTGCGCTTCATATCTTCAAACAACTTTTTATCAGCGTCATCAAGCCATTCGTTCATTGTGTAATTCGTGGTCATTGCTAAAATATCAGGATTATTAGTCACGTCAAAAAACCGCTTTTTAATCCAGTGATGTTCATTCCACGGGTTAAAAGTCAGCGTAATTTGTTTAAACAACCCCGCGTCCATTTCGCCACGAATGGATTCATCAAGCATATTGAAATCATCTTCTTTCATGATTTCATATGCTTCTTCAATCCACATCCAACATAATGAACCGACTTCAACTGTAATGGACGTAATTTTTAACGGGTCATCCAGTCCGCGAAAATAAATTTTCTGTCCTGTGGGAAGATAAGTCATTTCAAGCGGGGATTCTTTAATTTCCCAATAAGCCGTAACTCCCAAGCGATTAATAGCCCATTTCAGTTCAGTAAAACAACTGTCTTTCAACGTTCGGAACACTTTTCGTACAACAAGTAAGTTTGCGCCGGGATAATTCATCATATTCACGATGTACCAAAGCGCGGCGGTCTTGCTTTTCTTGCTTGCACGGCTTCCTTTACAAACGCGGTAACGACCACGAAAACGCCAAAATCGGTTATAATGCCGACCGACCACATGACGTAATGAAAGTTCAATCATTACTAAACCCCCATTCGACCGGGAATTTCGCCCCTGTATGTTACTAACATGACACTATTCATCGTCATCATCGGGAAGGTCATCCCGAATAACAACAGGAACAATTCCGTTGATTTTTAATTTTGTATCAAACAAACCAACGTGTTTTCCCATTTCAATTAAGGCTTTTGTTTTGTCGTACATCTTAATTTCACGTTCAACAATATCCCCGTTTTCAGTAGGGATTCTTTTCACCTTGATTGATTGAATAGCGGCTGTATCATCGTTATTTGCATTATCCCGAATAGTCGCTTCGTCAAAATTCGCAACGTCAGCGATATTTGCAAAACCGATTTTCGCCATTTCAATTAAAATTCGGTCTGCGTTTATGCCTGTGCGCTTGCTTCGTTCAGCCATTACACGTGAAATGGCTTCTGAAACTCTACAATTATCTACAAGCCGACTTCCTTCACGGTCTGCATATTTAGGGGAATATCCTGCTCTAATCGCGGCTTGTGTCGCGTTTAGGTCAATTAGATATTCTTCAACAAACCGTTGTTGTTTCGCTGTTAACTTTGCCATAAGTGACACAAGCCTCCTTTCTTCATAAAAATCAACCCCGGAAATAACTTTCCGGGGCATTTTTTCATCGTAATATTAACATATACTTTATATGGTAAAACAATGGTCAGTCGGATTTTTTTTTTGTCGCTTCTTCTAATGCAAGGTTATGTAAGCGGAACAAATATCGCAAGTCCGAAATCTCTAAAATCTCTTGTATCTGCTCCCATTTTCTAAAATTTAAATACCGTTCTTGAAGAATTAACTTCAATTTTGGTTTTTTAACTGCATCAATCACGCGGCGAATATCTTTCCTTGCTTGAATATAACGTTCATTTTCAGCTTCAATTTCTCTTTCAAGGTCAACAATCGACGCAACTATTTTTGAAACGTGGTCAGATTGTTCACCCCCTTGAACCCGTTCTTGTGATAAATCAGGTATCGGAACAGATTCAGCAAGCAAACGTAACCGTTCTAATTCACATTTATTAGCTTCAATCAGTCGGTCAAGATAGAACGCCTGATTCAAAAATGCCTTTATCGTCATGATATACCTCCTTATAACAATCTTGAACCGTACATCTTGAACCGCCTAAAAGCCTGAAAATAAAGGGTTTTTCTGTTTTAGCGGTTCAAGTTCAAGATGTTTCCCTATATTCTTTATATTTTTATCTTTTTAAGATATTTATTTAAATTAAGCTATTTCTCGTATAGAACTTAAAAACATCTTGACCATCTTGAACCTAATTTCGTAAACCCGCATAAATACAAGCTTTTTAGCGGTTCAAGATTAAAAAATCAATCTTGAACCATCTTGAACCGACCATGAACCAAATGCTTTTCTGCCATGCTCAATAATCCCCGAATATACGGTAATCGCGCAATTTGTAACAACCATTTTCGGGGAATTCCTTCTTCGCCGTATACCAAACCTGCTAAGCCCCCGGCAATAGCCGCGATTGTATCAGTATCACCGCCTAAATTTACCGCTGTTAACACACAATCCCGATAGTTGTCCGTTGTAGTGAAACACCATAACGCGGCTTCAAGAGTATCAATCACATATCCCGTTGACTTGATTTCGTCACGGGTCAATTCCTTAATATGCGGAATTCGATTAAACGCTCCCGTGGGGTCACCATAAAAAGTAATCAGGCTGTAAGCTGATAACAACCAATCATCCACACCACGAATAAGGTTGTCGGCTACTTCTACATAAAATTCACACGCCAATAAATTCAGTTCGTGCGAATGCGTCAGGGCGGCTGATTATACGTCCCATAGCCGACCATATCAGTAACAGGATTTTCATTAAGTTCAGCGCGGGTTTTGAACTCAAACGGAACGCCCAAAGCGTCACCAACAATAAAACCAAGTATAGCGTCAGTTAATTTTTTCATCATTTACCACCAGTCCTTTCAATAAAAACCCGGTATTTCTTCCCCTGAATTTTCTTGTCCCCAATCTCAATATCAAAATGCCGCTTCACCTGTCGGCTGAACTCAATGTTGGACAACGGCTGAAGATTGTCCCGAATACAAAATTCTTGATATTTCTTGTAAACCTCGTTCGTCGGTTCATTCAAAATTTCAGAAAGTTCAATTGAATGGAAGAAGCCTAAAATTGGATTATTGGTTTCTTCGTACTCGTTCAAAGCTGATTTAACTTTTGAACTTTCAGTGAACCTGTTATTATGAAGCACCCGTTTCAGCCCCCGCAATCCTAATTGAATCAAGTATTCCATTGCTTCCGGCTTATGCAAGTCATATTTTATGTAGGGCTTGAAATTCGGGGAATTGCGGTCAATCCTCGCATCAAACGGTATGATAATTAACCGCTTCGCGATTGCCGCGCTATCTTTACCGCGCCCTAAGCGGGGAATATTGTTTGCGCTGAAAAGCAATTTCGCATAGGATTGAAAGAAAAACGGGTCTTGTCCTTTACGCTCACCTTTCAGCCGTTCGCCTGTAACCAATTTCTTAAAAACTCCCGTGTTGGGTATAAATTCATCGCCTATATCATCGCCAATGTTGGCAAGTTTCCCATGAAGTTCAGCCGTGGAAAATCGTTCATTTACTTCGGCAAGGTCAAGGGCGGTTATATTTTTATCCCCTAACATGGTTTTCACCATATCAAGGAATGTTGATTTACCGTTGTCCTTTTCACCCGTCAGGACAAATGATTTCCCAAGTTCATTTCGACGATAGAAGCAGTATCCAACCACTTCTTCAAGCAAGTCCCGAATTTGCTTGTCATTGCAACTAACCGTATTAAGTACTTCGTCAACAATTTCGCTGTATGCGTTTGGGTTATAATCCCAATCAATACGATTCAAAATAATATGTTCAGGGCTATGCAGCTTGAATTCGTCTGTTACAATATCATAAATCCCGTTTCTGAACGCTATTAAATTGGCTTCCGTGCTTTGTACGCTGTCCACAATGATTTCGTCCAAATAGTCATAAACTTCTTTTCGCTTTGCCCGGTTTAACTGCGGGATATGCTTTAACATTTCCGCGCCGAACCGCTTTTGACCGCTAATATAAATTCCTGTCGTGTTGTCGTAAAAATGAAGTTGATTATCAATCTTTACGATGTGAAGATTATTTTTCAAAAATAACGCGAATTTATCAAACAGAAACGTTGAACCTTTGAAAAATACGGGTTTTTTGAATGCGTCATCCCGTAATACTATGTCAAGTTCGCTGTCTGAAAGGGGAACGCTTAATACAAACTGATTGATAAGCCTGATACATTCCCGCGCTTCCTCTTTTGTAAAGTCTTCAGATTGCAGGGTCAAAATATAATTAAATAATGCTTGATTGCGCCCGTCCCCTTGCTCCATGCCGATGAAGTCTGTGCTTCCTTTAACAGGGATTAACCATTTCGGCAATAGGTCAGCTTCATCGCCTTTTACATCGCGTAAAATTTCACGTTCCTTGCCGTCGAATTTTAAAATGGAATATGAATTCTTCTTTCCAAGTTTAATATCGGCTTTTAGTCCAATTGCCAATGTCGCTTTCGTTCTGTTGTTCGCAACCGTTGTATTGCGAAATAAGAAATGTTTACCCCGCGTTGTTTTATAAACGCGACAATTCAAATTTTTCGTTTCAATGATTTTGAACAAAATTTCACTTTGTTCAAAATCATCAATATCAATTAGAATCGTGTTTTCATCAAGAATACCCGCGAATTCGGGAAGCGATTGAACTTGTTCATAGGTTTTCAGGTCTTCGCGTCCTTTGAACTTTTCTATGCACTTTTTATCTTGCGTCAACACATAACCACGAAAAAACAAGTCTAACACCCCTTTAACTAAGCCGTTTTGTAACAACTGCCCCCCCCCTTCACCAAAAATATTTACAGTAAAAGTCAGACGGGTCTTTAATAGGAATACCATCAGCAAGCTCAAAATCATAATTGTTCAGCGCGGTTGATACACTATCGTCAATACTTTCCGTCCAATTTGCAAACGCGGATTCAAGTTCTTCATTGAATAGCTTCATGATTTCTTTAACGCGTTTTGTCGAAAGTTTACTTTCAATTAAAGCGGTTTCCAGTTCGTTGAATTTGAAATCTTTGAACCCTTCACGGATTGCTTCCGATAAATGACCGTCTTCCCAAAATGGATAAAGAACATTGTCATCCAGCTTACCAAAAACCTGTTCATTCGTGCATTTCCTGGACTTCATATCAAACCACTTGCACCAACAGCAATTATGATAAAGGTCATTCATCGTTGTTCACCCCCTTTTTTCACAAATTCAACGCGTTCAATGTAGGGAACAAGCCTGTTGTCTGGAATTTCGACGCTTGCAATTTCGTAAACCTCTTGAATAATAGGACTTACTTCCCGGCTTGCTAATGCGCGTTTTGCGCTTACTTTCGTTTTGGCAATGATGTAAGCCCGTTTTTCAGCCTTTGAAATTCGGGCTTTGTAGCGGATTTCATAACGATTCATAATCATAAAAATCACCCCTCAATGTGTAATGTTGCAAGCATATTCCGGCAGTATTCCCGTGCTTGTTTTAATGCTTTTTTGCGGTCACGGTGTCCACCAATACCCCAAACTGCAACATGAGGAAATTTGGTTTTTACCAAGAAATAACAACCGCTTTTCATGTCGCGAATGAAGCTATATTCAGGCTTTTTCATATTCCGAAATCCTCCAATCTTTTATTCGCAAGGTCTATATACCATTGTTTATCAAGTTTTATTGGTACTTTTACACCGTTCACATCATCGTTATAAATAAAACAATGAATCGGCGAATTCGGCATTTTTGCAGGTCTGCCTGTTTTGGCGTGAATCTTTTGAAGTCCTGCGTCGCGGCTGTCTTTGGATGCAAAAACGCGAACGCATTTTTCTTTCAACCGTTTATCTCCGTGCTGAATATGTGTATATTTGCCGCTGATTTTGGTGACAAGCTGAAATTCTTTCAGTTCGTTGCAATTATTGATTGTTTGCTCAACAGGGATACCATGAACCATGTAATCAATCAACGCTTTATTAATGATAGGCAAGTCATAATCAAGCGGGGACAGTTTCTTTACATACGCGCCTTTAGATTTCCACCGGGGCTTTCCTTTTTCGTCATATAATTCACCGTCAGGAATGATGATGTAATTATTTACGTCCTTTTGATAAACTTCCCTGAATTCAGAAAATTCAAGGGTAAGGGAAGTTCGCTGTTCCCATTCATAGGCAATATCATCAATCAGGGAAAACCATTCGTCCGGGTCATTGCCATCAGGCATTTTTACAAGAACGCCGTCTGTATTGGACTGAATCAATTGACAATGCGGTTCAAGGCGTTCAATTAAGTCAAGTAAAAGAATTTGCCCGTAAATACAAACCCTGTTTGCTTGCCGGGGGTCATATAAAGCGTTGGTCTTATCTTTCATCACACCGTATGTACTGTTCAGCACTAATTTCAAAGCCGCCTGAAGGGGATTTCCTTCACGCTTATACTGTAACCGCTGATGATAAATTTCTTCATATTTTGACGCGTCACGAACTGACCGGGAAAGAAGATTATATTTAATCATCAATGACGGATAAAGAGAAGCGACGTCCATGTTCAAGAAAAAGCCTTTACCGTGATACTTTGTCAACGCTCCGTGAACGCCGCCCCAACCGAATTGATGAGGAACACCCGCAACCATAATGTCAAGCTGATTTTTTCGCCCGTCACGCTGATAACACCGATTCTGCGGGTCATTGTACCAATCCAAAACAGCCGTATATTTTTCAATTCGCATAGTAGACGGAAAATCAATATCAAATTCATCGTCCCATTCCTGCCGTGTTGCCCCCAAAATCAACGCTGACAACTGCGGATTGGTCAATGATATAAGTGATAGGTCAAGGGCTTTATTACCGCTTGCCAAGCGTACAAGTCCCCTGTGCGCTTCAAATTCTTCTATCCGCTTTAAAAATACTTCCATCGTTTGTTCAACGTCATGTCGGCAATATTTAACCGTTTCGTCCAATTCCTCTTTGGTTAACGGACGGTCAATATCAAAAGGAACAGAACTTTCCTTAATATTGCTTCCCATAAATCCTTCAAAAGACTTCAAACCACGGTCAATGTTCATCATCACGTCGTAGTTGTTAAGGGGAATTCTGCGAAATAAACTTGAATATTTCCATCCCGGTTCACCTTTGATAATGATGAAGTCATTAACTTTTTTAGGGTCAAAGCCGCACAAAATAGCTTTTAGAATATACTGGTCATAACAGCGGCTATTAAATCCGACCCATATTTCATGTTTGTGTGCTGAATGAAAACGTTCAAGCGCGTCCGGGTCATCTATAATCACGGTTTCTTCACGTTTGTCAGTGTCTATCAAAACAACAAGCCAGTTAAACCGAAAAACTTCAAAGTCATAGAAAATCATGTATAATCACCGCTTTTCTTGTCCATAATAAGAAATGGGGAAATATTTTTTGCACCCGTTACATAATTCTTCTACGGTTTTTCCGTAAGATTTACTATAATGATTTGGTTCAGTAGGTTTAGAACAACACACAAAAGTATAATCCTTACTATGCTTCCATTCCCCGCGCGTAGCAATGCCACGGTCACCGTGATAAATTGCAATAAGATGTAAACATGGATTTTTAACACACGGATGTATTTTCGGCATTGTAATACCACCTTTTATAGAGAATTGCGGCGAGTAACGGGTTAGGTCACCCGCCGCATGAACCCGGTTTACTCTAAGATGTAAATTTCGTCGATTGAGTAAGTAGAAAAGCCCTTTTTGCCCTCAGCGTAATCCAGCTTGAATTCAAACTTGCCGTCAATCGCTTCGCGAACATCCATCAATAATTCACCATACTGACGATAAGTCTTGAATTCAATGTTGAAACCAGGCAATTCGGCGGTCATCTGCCGCAAGATTTCATTAACAATATGAATCTGAAAACCTTGATTCACAACCTGATTCATGAAAATCAAGCAACCTTTGTATTCGCCGTCAACAACCTTAAACCAAATTGTAACCATTGGGTCACCCTTTTTAGATTCAATCAATTCCAGTTTATTGACTTCAACTTCATAAACGCCGTGGGGAACTTCGCGATAATTCGCCCCATTTTCGGCAGCTTCCTTAACGTCAGCCGCTAAACCCTCGGTGTCAACTGCCTTATCAAACTTATCCCACAAATTGTTTTCTGCCATGTTATTTCCTCACTTTCTTCACCGTTTCGGTGTAATAATGTTGACCGTGAAGGTCATTGCCTGTTCGGGCGTGAACCCTTCTTTCACAAAAGCGTCATACAGGGTTCGGGTCAGCTTTGCGGTCTTTGTTGCTTCCTTCTCTATGTCAAAGGACATATTAAAGGGGTTACCGCTTCGGGGGGGGGTCTGCCGTGATTCGTTTGCCACTGTTTCAAACAGCATTTTCAAAAATTCATCCATAATTATATTCCTCCTGTTGATTTTCCGTCTACAAGACGGTTAAAAAATTTTTGTTATTTTACTCACCGCGACGTTTGCGGGTTCTTACTGCGGGGGGATTTTCTGCTTTTTTTGGTTCTTTTACTGGGACTTCATCAGCAAGTTCGTTAGCAGGGGGCGGGGTTTGTATACCATCGGCGTTGTTATCGTCCTGCGGCACGTCCTGTGCTTCGTCAGGCGGCGTTTCCTTTGCGGGAATATCATCTTTAACTTTTGTCGTTCTTTGGCTCGTTTGTACATTGTCTGTTGGCGTTGTGGGGGTTTTTGCAGTCTTGCCCGACGCGGCGTTTTTACTTGCTTCATCAAAAATAGACATGAATTCATCAATATCAAGCGGAATTTCATTTCGTGTAACAGTAAGCCTTCCACCACCAAATATAACTTCATTTTGTTTAAATGAAAGCGTCCGAACATCCCCATCAGCGACCACACGCGCCACGATATGAACCATACCCGCAACCTTATTCGCCGCTTTTTCCTGCAAGTTTGGTTTGATTGCCGTGATTTTATCGCCGCCTTTTTTGGTTATATCCTTTGACGTGTCTTCGTGAGAAATCAGAATGATATTCTCATAATCAAGGTTCATCAGTCGTTTCAATGTTGATAAGAATTCAGTTCGCACCTTATCCCAAGCGCGGAAAGAATCGTCGCTTTCATGGGTAATACCCATCTGCTGATATATATACAGGCGACAATACTCATAAAGGTCTTCCAGCAAGTCAACAACAATAGTTCTAAAGCTGTTGTCCTTCTTTTCCAGTTCTGCAATTACATTTTTGAAAATGTCCCACGCCAAAGTTGTTTTTGTCATGCGACCCTCAACTTTAACTTCATTCCGAATTGGAATATAGGGCGCGTCTACAAACGTAATATTGCCGTCCGTGTTTAACATGAGAACATCAGGAAATTCGTTCGCAAACGTGGTTTTGCCGCTGAAAGGCGCACCGTATAGCCAAATTGTACGCTTGTTCACCTTTTCAATGTTGCGGCGTTCGTTTTTAGGTAGTAACATATAATCCTCTCCTTTTTCACAATAGTTTTGGTATTCGCACCAGTTACAAAGATACCCGTGATTCTTATTAAAAGTGGTTTCTTCAAGGACATGTTTCATGCCAAGCATGAAATCAGCCACTTTGTCAAAGCTGTAATCAATTTCCATAGTAAACGGTTTAGTTTTGTTCAATTCGGCTTGAATTCGCCGTCTAAACGCTTCAAGATTTTCCTTTTTGTCTTTCTTGATTTTTACTTTCGGTATCATCAAGAAAAACATTTTGTTAATCCGTTTACCGGGATTCGCACGTTCAAAAAAGTATTTGTAAACGTGCAATTGCGGGGATTCGCGGTATTTTGCCGCATTGTTAGAATACTTGAAATCATATAGGTCATAGGCTTCTCGGCTGTCAAAACGTCTGTCATATTCATAAGGGGATAGGGGAACAAGATAGTCCATAAACCCGATAAAATCAGGCGTTGAAATTAACTTTTCAAATTCCCCACCATTAGGTAAAAGGTCTTTTGCAAGCGGTATCAAGTATTCTAACTTCATCGCTTCGTTAATGTGTTCGTCTGTGATAATAGGATAAGCCATCAAATATTCATTGACCGCCGCGTCAACACCTTTTTCAAGCCCTGTATGAATTGACGTACCTAAGATTAAAGCATTGTCCGGGTCATCGTTAGGTAAAGTATCTAACTCGTCCAAATAACGCAATTTGAACTTGTACGGGCAGTTTTCAAAGCATTCAACGCGGCTGTGTGAGAATTGCATTCAATCACCCCTTTCACAATTTCTTGAAATTCTTCAAAGCCGTCGGGATAAAGGATAATTCCAATGCCCCCCGCCGCGTTTATCCGCGCTGTGTTCAGCTTTTGAAGTTCGGAAGCCGTCCCATTCTGCGCTTTCAGTTCCACCGCAAGGAAGAACCCATTCACGCATATCAGCAAGTCAGGAATTCCCGATTTCTGATACCCACCGCCCCACACCTTAAAGAACCATCCATTTACGGCTTCCATTCGGTTCATCGGTGTTCCTGCCGCGTAAATACCCATTGTATGAAGCCATTTCTTTACGCGGTTTTCAAATAATTTTTCGCTTGCCATCAGCATACCCCCGCAAATTTCGCCAACCACCGCTTTAATTTAACCCCGGTAACGGTCAATATGCCATTTTCAATATTGTAAGTTTGAACACTGTCATGACCCTTCACCTTGCGAAATTCAGTCAAGTCAATCCACATAATCACGGTTTTTTGACTGTCCTTTACTTCGTACCGTCCGAAAGTGTGTTTGTGTCTGCCATTTGGCGGGTATGCTTTGAAAACATCACAATTTTCATCAATCAGTTCGTTTCGCCCGTAACTTTTCACGTTTTACCCCCCCTTGAAATAAGTCCGTTTTCCCAAGCGTGTTTTGTGTTTTCACTTTCAGTTACCCATTCCAATTGTGAAGCCCTGCAATCATGCTTTTTACCCCGTTTATGATTGACAATCGGTTTGTTTTCAGGATTTGGAACAAACGCTGTCGCAACTAAAATATGAAGTCGGCAATTCTCACCGTCTAATTTCACCCGTAAATAACCTTTACCATCATCGTAGGGGGTCAGTATGTAACCAGTTCGGGTATTCCGAACCCGCGCCATAGAACTGATTTCATAATCGGGATGATTGGGAATTTGTTTCCATTGTTCACGCGCCATGATGCTTAATCCTTTTTCAACTCAATTTTTACGAATGCTTTAACGTTACTTGTTTTGCTGAATTTGGCGTAAATTTCAGGCTGTTGGGCTTTCAATTTTGCGCTGTCAACGCTCGTTCTCGTGGAAGCGTCCACATAGGTAATCTTGATAATGTCATTTTCAAAGGTTTTAATACCGTAAGTTTCCATTGCCTTTTGAAGCTGTTCACGCATTTCTTTTTCAGCTTCTTCAATTTCTGCTTTACAAGCAAGCTGATTTTCTGAATGACCGCCGCGCTTTTATCCTTGAACACTTCAAGGGCTTCACCCTCAAACACCGCGTCGTTGCACGTCTGCGGGATTAATTCGCATTTGCTTTCACAATCCGCACCGTGGGGACATTCAATACAACATCCGTCGAATTTTCCTACGGGACAAGAATTTCTACATTTAATCATTGCTGTTTTCCTCACTTTCTTTGAAATTTCTGAACGTATCTTGAATTGTTCCCCAAATTAACCATGCAAGCAGGGGAAGAAAGGGAAAGAACAATTCCCCGCCGATTGCGTCATAACCGCGTTGGGTTCTTGCGTATATAAACATTTGCGGGGTCAGGGCTAAGAATATCGCTTCAACTATCAACCACGGTAATACAGTTTTAATCTTTGAATAAATCATCTGTAAGTTCCTTTCGCAATCCCAAAATCGGGAATATTTCTCTATCCTCAACGCTGTTCTTGCATACCAACAACCAGTAAAAACAAGGTCTTTTCTGTCCGATACGGTGAATTCGTTTCTTCGACTGTTCAAACAGTTCAGATTTATCCGTTGGTGTGAAATAGATGATTTTGTTCGCCTTTTGCAAGTTCAGCCCCATCGCCCCGGCTTGATATTGAACCAACGTTACCGAATTTTCATCCTGTTCATAGGCGATAAGGTCTTTGGTATGTCCGTTCACTTCGGAAATTGGCTTTCCCAATTTCATGACGATGTTTCGCAAAGCGTCAAGTTCATCGTTGAAGTTATAAAACACAATCAGTCTGTCATTCGTGCTTTCGCATAAATCACAAAATGCGTCTAATTTTTCCGGGTTTAAGTGTCCGCACAACATCCGCGAATATAACCGCATGGTCAAAGCCGTGTCCCCGATGAATTCTTGACCGTCAATCGTGATAACCTTGTTTTTTTGAAATTGCCTGTATTCTTTTGTTGTTGAAACATTAATTTCAATGAAGGTTTGTTCAGGCAATTCAAAGACTTCATCAGTTTTAAGGAATACTGCGCCATGTTCGCGCATTTTCCGTTTCAGGCGGTCAACATTTTTATAAGGGTTATCTTTGTCCACAACCTTCATCGGAAAGCCGCCCACCTCAATAGTTTTCCAGTTGACGTATTGCGCATTGTAAACTCGTTGGCTGATTTCCCATCCAATTAAATTCAATTGCGCCCAAAGGTTTTCATACTTCCCGGATGTTGGCGTTCCAGAAAGAAGAATGACGTTCAACGGGTTCATTTTCAAAATGAACTTTGTTCGTTTCGCTTTTTCGTTCTGAATCTGCGAACTTTCATCCAACATCAATGTGAAGTTTTCAAGGTTCAAAAATTGGGGCCTGCGGAAAATCAGGTCATAATTAACCACACCCGCGACGGGAATTGAAAACCCGTCAATCCATTCAGCCGTTGCACATTGAAAGAACCGTTGAAATTCGTCTTTATAGGTCAGGTCATAAGTATCAATCCCGCAAACATTAACTAAGTGTTCAACCCAATCAACAATTTTGGATTTCTGACATACAACCAACAACGACCGCGCCCCAAGCTGTACCGCCTTTTCACCGCCGACAAATGTTTTTCCAAGTCCCATGTCCAAATAGTACGCTACGCGATTAAAGGCGGCTGTTTGGTCAAGAATTCGCTGTTGGAATGGGTAAAGGGGCATAATGTCACCCCTCTACTTCCGTTCCGCACCACGGACAATGAGTGATTTCATATTCGTTTACAAGTTCGCTATTGAATTCCTTTCCGCAATTACGGCATTTTCCGAACGGGACTTCATCAGTAAGGTCAATATGAACCTTTGCAATTTCAATAGCCATTCGCGCCGTAATTTTGAATTTGTCTATCCAGTTTTCAATAAGCGATTCAAAACCTTCAAGGGAATAAAAATCCCATTCAAACGAAACACCGATTTCACGGGTTTTAGTGCGGAAGAACGTCAAAGAATTCGCGTTTGCTCCGATAGGTGTAATGTTCAAAATGTGTTCCGTCGAAAAGACAGTTGCGTCACCGCAAACTTCGGCGTTGCCCCAAACTTTGGCGTTGCCGCAAACTTCGGCGTTGCCCCAAACTTTGGCGTTGCCCCAAACTTTGGCGTTGCCCCAAACTTTGGCGTCACCGCAAACTTCGGCGT